TCAACACCTACTCCAACTCCCGAGCCAACTCCGTCAGAGACTGTAGTACCGACTCCAGCTCCAACCCCAACTCCGACACCAAAGCCCTCAGCTCCAGTAGTAGTAGTTCAGGAGCCAGCTCCAAGTCCAACTCCTGAGACAACGACCGCTCCAACTCCGACTCCATCTGAACCTCCAACAACTGTAAGTGAACTATTATCCCAATATACGCCACAAGAAGCAATCCCATTTGATGTTCTTATGGCATCTGGTATTGATTATAGCGAGCTACCTCCAGACAAGCCAGTCACATTAGAAAATGGGGTATTGCTTACTGCCGAAGTGGCTGATGCCCTTCAGATTTTTGAAAGCCCGTCTGAAGTACTGTCCGCAGTATTCACAGACCCAGGGAAAGCCCTTAAAGCTATTTCTAATGTGGGTGCAGACCTACCTAAAGAAGTACGTAAGAAAGCCCAACAAGGAACGGTAGCCGTTGTTCTTGTTGGTCAAGTCATTGTTGGTGGAGTTACCACCTCTATAAGAAGGAAATAAGATGCGCTGGTTAAAGGACGCAATTGTTGAATCATTGAACCAGGGCTACACGCTCCTTGGCTTCTTTGTAGCATGGGTACTGCTTGAGGGCAGCGCACGTACTATCGTGGGCTATTCAATCCTGCTTGTTACCCTTATTCATCTAGTTACCATTAGACTTCGAGAAGATAAAGACGACGAATAACCCGTACTGACACTGTGTATTTGGTATAATTACACCTATGCCTAATGCACCAAAAACACCAGTACGGAACGTCCGTGTAGATGATGAGCTTTGGCATGCCGTTCAGGAGCAAGCCAAGGCTGACGGCATTACCGTAACCAGCATTATCATTGACGCTCTACTTAAATATCTAAAGAACGCAAGGGACTTGCGCGATAGTCAGTAGTCTGTGCTAAGGTATCACCTGTCGAAAGGTGGACTCATGGAACTAAATGAGCTAAAAGACTATGTACGACAGAATGTCGTTCTTAGCAACAAGATTAAAGAACTGACCAAAATTCAAGCAGAGATAAAAAAGACTCTAATTGAAGAGATTAAAGCCTCAGGTCACACTACCGATGAAGGTCACGTTGTCATTGACTTTAGTGACGAGGTAGACGGAGTTAACCGAATCACCCATCAGCGCCGAGTATCCACTCCGTTTGACGCAGAGGTAGCAGAGGAACTTCTTACCGCTAAAGGTTTACATAATGAATGCCTAATCATGGTTCCACAACTTGATGAAGGAAAAGTTTTAGACGCTTTTCAATCAGGTAAACTTACCGAAGAAGACATCGACGCTATGTTCCCAGCCAAGGTGGTTTGGGCATTTGTAATGTCATAAAAAATAAAGGACTAAAAATTACACATGTCTGAAGATTTTATTGACGAGATGTTCTCAATGATTGACGAGTACTACCCAGGTAGTAAGCGCAAACGGAAGTCTCTTGAGGTCAAACCAAAAGTTGTTATTGAAAAAACTTGGGACGCTAGACCGTTTGTAAAAACTTTGCCTAATGGCAAGGACGTTGAGATGTTTACTCTCGGCGCTTTGGCAGATGCACTGGGACGACCAGTTGCTACTTTACGGGCGTGGATTGCCTCTGGCTATTTGCCAGCACCACCCTATAGACTGCCAGATGTAATAGATAAACATGGGGTTGCGCGAAAAGGTCGTAGACTGTATAGTCGGGCTATGGTCGAAAGCGCGGTAGCTCTATTTGACAAGCGTGGCATTTTAGACTTAACTAGGATAGAGTGGTCACAACATCAGCAAGTTGCACATGAACTTGCTGACGAGTGGAGTAAAATCCGCTCAACTGAAAATGAATAACTACAATGATGAAAATGAGGAAACTGGTATGCCAGTAACAAAGAACGACGATTACGAAGTAGCCGATAACTTTGGCGAAGACTTCGACATTGATGCTCGTCCAGAGCAGAGCACAAGCAGTGCCCCTAGTGCCGCTGTTGGCGCAGGCTGGGGCGATGCCGAGAAGATGAGTTCACCTGCTTCAGGTGGCTTTCCAACTGACTTCAAGCAATCTGAGACCCCACAGGTCATCAAGTTTCTTGACCCAGCAGGTCCGTTTGCTATCTACAAGCAGCACTTCATTAGCCAGATTACTACTGGCAAGCGCTCCTTTGTATGCCTTGGTGCTAACTGCCCATTGTGTACTGTGCTTAACCATCGTGCTGAAGATAAGTACGCGTTCAACATTATTAACCTAAGCGCAGAAGCTGGCATGCAACACCAGATTCTTACCGCTACCCCTCGCATGTACCAGACTATTCATAAGGCTAACGGCTCTAACCATGGTCCGATTGACCGTCACTTCTGGTCGTTTGCTCGAAGCGGTGTTCGCCAAACTACGGTGTATCAATTGCTTTCAATTAAAACACGCGACCTTAAAGAAGACTGGGGTCTTGATGATGTGGCTGCCGAAGCATTCATTGCTAATGTAAAACTATACGACCGTTCTGCAATCAAGGAGACCAATTACGACGAACTCCTTCGCATTGCAAACGAATACGCTTAACCGCACATAGTCTGCCCCCAGCAGTAAGTTTCCCCTTTCTTGCTGCTGGGGGCTTTTTAAGGGGCACACATGAACATAATTACTACTACCGACCAACTCAACGAGATGGTTACCCATTACCTAACGCAAGACTCATTTGCGTTTGACGTTGAAACCGTTGGAGACCACCGAGGAGTGACTCCAATCAATGAAGTTCTTTGGATTACTTTTGCTACTCACGGTAGATGCGATGTTATCCCGATGGGTCACCCGAATGGGGATTTCCTGGAAGAACGCTTCCCACTTACAGGTCAGGGGGAGGCACGCGTTGAGGCAGGGCTCACCGCTCGCCCAAGCGACTATTCAAGAGATAAGAAAAAAGCCTTAAAGCTTTTTACTCCTCCACCCGCACAGCTTTACCCAGCAGAAGTATTTTCTGCACTTAAACCTTTGATGTTTAATGAAAACATTCTTACAGTAGGGCACAATTTAATTTTTGACTTGACCTCCGTAGCTAAATATTACGGCGGAGAAGTTCCTAGCGGTCCTTATTTTGACACCATGATTGCGTCGTTTATCAGCGATAACCGCAATAAAAATAAATGCGGTCTTGACGCCTGCCTTATGCGTGAGTTTGGTTACGAGATGGTCAAGGGTGTAGGTAAAGAAGTAGAAAAGTACTCATTTGATGAGGTAGCTAAGTACGCATACCTTGATGCCAAGTACACCTTCCTGCTATGGAAAGCACTAGTACCTAAGCTAGAAGCTAATGGGTTAACAAAAGTAATGAACCTAGAGATGGATGTTCTAGCCGTTCTTTGCGACATGAAACTTACGGGAGCACCTATTGACGTAAGTGCTCTAGAAACTTTGGATGCTCAGTTGCGCGAAGATATTGAATCTCGCCGAGCAGACATCTTTAAGATTGCCCAGCAGGTATTTAACATTAACTCAAACCAAGAAAAGCAGTTCTTGTTGTACGCACCTAAGTCCCAAGGTGGACGTGGGCTTAAGCCTAAACTTCTTACCCCAGCAGGAGAAAAGAAACAAGACCAAGGTGTCGAACTTTCGTACTCAGATTACTCAGTATCTGCTGAGGCTCTGGAGTCCTACCGTACTAAAGACCCACTAGTAGATGCGTTACTAGATTACGCTGACCTTAATAAATTAAGTACCACTTACGCAGTCCCTTATTTAGGTGGGGAAGTAGTACGAACACTAAATGGTAAGGAAAAACGTGAACATAAAGACTCGCTACTCGTCAACGGTAGAATCCATTGCGACTTCATACAACATGGCGCCGAAACTGGGCGTTTTAGTAGTCGGAATCCCAACCTACAAAATGTACCTGCTCCTCACACGCCTCACGGCAAAGCTATCCGCAACCTCTTCTATGCCCCAGACGGGTACAAACTTGTTGTCGCGGACTACTCACAGATTGAGCCTCGTGTTATTGCGAGCATGGCTGAAGACCCAATTATGATGAAGAACTACCTAGAAGGCGGGGACATTTATACCACAGTGGGTGACACAATGGGCGTAGACCGTAAGGCTGGCAAGGTTTTAGTGCTTGCTATGGCATACGGCGTAGGTCCAGATAAGATTGCCCGCTCTATTGGGTGTTCAATTACCGAAGCACGGGGGTTGCTATCAGCTTTCTCCGCTAAGTTCTCAGCAGTTAGTTCCTATCGCAGTAAGGTTATTGGCGCTACTAGGAAGAACAACCCATCCTTTGTAGCTACCATCATGGGTCGTAAGCGTTACCTGCCTGACATCAATTCCCGTGACCAGTACCTTCGGTCAGCCGCAGAACGTCAAGCATTTAATACTCGTATTCAGGGAAGTGCCGCTGACATTATTAAGCTTGCTATGATTAGGGCACATAATCTTATTCCTCAGGGAGCCAAGTTACTGCTTACAGTTCATGACGAACTGGTCACCTTGACACCAGATGATAAAGTAGAAGAAACAGTTTTGGCTATTACTGAAGCTATGGAAGGTATCAACCTTCTTAAAGTTCCATTGGTTGCTGATGTAAAAGTAGTACAACGATGGGGTGAAGCAAAGTGAGTTGGATGTTCTGGCGTAAGCAGCCGCAACCAGAGTTCTTTATTGAGTCTACGGACATTCCTACAAGCACATTATTTAGGTGGGCTTTGTATGACATGGGTGTTGAAAACCCTAATCAATTTGCCGAAGCTGCTGGGTTCACACCTATCAGTGAAGAGGGTGAAGAATTTGAAGAAAGAGAAAGCTTTGGACGCCTTACTCAGGTATATCCTTACAAAGGTTTTATTGACATCATGTCCATGATTCATGGAGAGATTTTGGCTGAAACCTTTGCCGCTGTTTTGCGCAAGTACAATCTACAAGTACCCGACATGTCCTTGGACGAAGAAAAAGACGCTATGTCAGAATTGTATGCCTCACTATCCGCTACATCTATGCTTGTAATGTTGTCTGCAGGACTTGAGTTAGGTATACTAACTTCCCCAGACCATTTCATTTCAGGAGACTTTCATGACTAGTAATTGGTGGGCTAATAAGCTAGGTACTCAACCAGCCGCCCCTAACTATCCTTCTCCAACGCCCCCTATAGCACCGCCACAGCCGTTGCCATACAACCCCGTACCTCAACCTCAAATGCCACCGCAAGCGGCTCCTGAAGCGTCTAGAGAGGCTACTAGATGCCCTGGGTGTGGCAGTGGAAACTACGGTAGAAGTGCCCTAGCCCCTGAGGCAAAAGCCCGATGCTATGATTGCGGATACCCGATTCAACAGTCAGGTAGTGGCGCAGGTACAGGCATACCACAGCAAGGTGGAGGTGCTCCTACCCCAGCCCGTCAAGTTTCTACTGCAAACAATTTCAACCCACAAGGAATCATAGGACACATCTAATGGCTACACTCAACGCGGACTTAGCAAAAGTAATTAACAGCTTAAATAAAAAGTTTGGCGGTGAGATGGTCGTACTGGGCGCAGACATTAAAGATGATGTTCTCGGTCGTATGACTACAGGTTCGCTAGCAGTCGATGTGATACTTGGTGGAGGCTTCCCTGTCAACCAATGGCACGAGATTGTAGGCGAGGCTTCTAACGGTAAGACAGCCCTTGCTCTTAAGACTGTTGCCGCTAATCAGAGGCGTGACCCAGAGTTCACGACTGTCTGGGTAGCCGCTGAGACTTTGGTACCGCAGTATGCAGAAATGTGTGGGGTGGATTTATCACGGGTTTACGTGGTAGCCACTAACGTTATGGAAGAAGCCTA